AAGTTTGACCGTCAAAGATTTTTGTTGCGCAAGGCGCAGCATGAAGGGACGGTCGAAGACATCGAGCGCGAGTGTGCGCGCATGCGTAACGCATTCGTGGCGCTCGACAAGGCTGCGACGGCTGCAGGCGCAGACCAAATAAAGCCCGAAGTCTGGGAGGCGACAATCTCTGACGGGCGAGTGGTGGCGCTGGTTCGCGATGAGCGCGACGTGCAGTTGGTGGCGAACCGCATCGAGCGGGGCGTGCTGGTTTGGTCACTGGCTGATGTTCTAAGATTGATTGAAGATCAAAGTTTTGTGAACTGCGTCAAAGAAACATTCCCGGGCACGAAGATCAAAGCCTTCACGTCTTCCGGCGCTGGCATGTTCGACGACCTCGACGAGCAGGAGCTTTGACAGAAGAGTAGCAGGCTGCGGCAAATACTTATTGCAATTCGGCTTTCACCTAATAGTAGCAGGCTGCGGCAAATACGTATTGCAATTCGGCTTTTACCTACAGGCCTGATGCCGGTCTGCAGCGTCGCCTAATGTGCGTTAGCGCACACAGCGCGGCGCGCAGATCTGCGTACAAGCATACGTGCATTCCGCACGGCGTTCCGTGCGCCAGCGAACAGTCGCGCCAAGCTGCCCGTGGTAAACTGAAGTAGCGGGCTTTTTTTGCTGTGTGCGCCAACGCACATTCGCCCGTCCGTATAAGCCACATTGCAATACGTACTTGCCGCAGTCTGCTACTCCTGCTCCGAACCGTGCGCCAACACACACAAGGCACACTCGAGCGCTCGCCGTCTGTGCGCTAACGCACACTCGGCCCGGCCGCCCTCGAGCGCGTCGCCTTGTGTGCGCTACCGCACGCAGCCCGCGCCGACTGTGCGCGACCGCACTGTGCGCCACCGCACGCAGGCAAAGGGCATGCCAGCTTGTGTGCGAAAACAAACAGACCCGCAAGGAAACTACGTATGCGTATAGGTACAAACCGCACCCCCCTCCACCCCCCCTGCTATTAGGCGTTTGCTACAGGTATAGGTGTTAATGCGACAAATCGCTATACCCACAAAAAACGGGCAAGTTTGCCGACCCCCCCACCCCCTTTTGCTGATTTCCGATAGGGGGGGGTACCCCGAGCATAATTTTGCTTTACAGCGTACCGGCCCGACTGATATATCTGCAGGTATGGCGAAAAAATCAAAAGTGAATGCTGCAGGCAATTATACCAAGCCTGAGATGCGTAAATCCCTGTACCAGCAGATTAAGGCGCAGGCGACGCAGGGTACGAAGGCGGGTCAGTGGAGCGCGAGGAAGGCGCAATTGCTGGCGAAGAAGTACAAAGAAAAGGGTGGAGGCTATCGAGATTGATATGAGAAAGCCACAGAGATCTTTGAGGGAATGGACTGAGCAGGAGTGGACCACAAAGAGTGGGAAGCCCTCGAGTAAGACCGGTGAGCGTTATCTTCCGAAGGCGGCGATTAAGGCGTTGAGTCGAGAGGAGTATGCGGCGACGACGGCTGCGAAGAGGAAGGGCAAGGCGAAGGGTCAGCAGTTTGTCGCGCAGCCTAAGAAGGTTGCGAAGAAGACGGCTCGTTATCGGTAAGGTTTAGGTGTCTGGCACGATGCGCGTGCAGCGACTGAGAGGTAGCTGAAGGGCGTTCCTCCTGCCCACCATCTAAGGCATTCCGCCTCAGCACACAGGCCACACGGTTGTTGTGGATCGCGGCCTCCCGACAGGTTTGAATCCTGTACACCTTTTTGTCTAAAAAATCGTCAATGCATAGGAATAAAGAGGATGTCAAAGAAAGGTTTGAGTGAAGCTTTGAAGGAGCCTGTCTCGAGCAAGGCTTTGGTTCCGAAGAAGAAGGAGAAGCGGGATGAGCGGGGTCGACCGCCTCACAAGCCGACTTCTGTGAGCCGTGCTCAGGTTTTGGAGTTAGGGGGCATGGGTTGGACGAACGAGCAGATTGCGAATCATTTAAAGATTAATCGTGACACCCTTGCTAAGTACTATCGCGAAGAATTGGATACGGCTCTTGAGAAGACGAACCTTCGGGTGAAGCAGAATCTGTATAACATTGCGATTGATCCGACTCACAAGCAGTCTGTGACGGCTGCTATATTTTGGTTGAAGACGAGAGCAAGGTGGCGTGAGACAGATCGATTGGAGTTGACGGGTCCAAACGGGGGTCCGATTGAGCAGAGCATTTCGCAATCGCCAGCGGTAGACGTGAGGAATTTGTCTCCTGAGCAGCGTGATCAGTTGCGTGATATTTTGAAGGCTGCTGTTTCGTTTCCGAAGAATGATCCGAATGTAATTGATGGTGAGATTGAAGAGGATGAAGATTTAGATGAAGAGGAAGAAGGAGGTATTGAAGATGAAGATCGAAGTTGAGATGCCGATTCGGCACAGGAATAAGTATACGGAATTAGTGGGGCAGATGATGGAGGCTTATGAGGAGGCTGAGAACAAGGCGGAAGAGTTTGCTCAGCTTTTGGAGGCTCTGGGTTTTGGGAGCGGTTTTGTGATTGGTTCAGTTTTGGAGAGGGATGCTCGAGAAGAATTGTTGGAATTATTTTTGGAGGGCGTTGAAGAGTCGGCTCGAGAATGCAATCGCATGCATTTGATTGCAAATTCTGATGTTGGAATAAAGGCGGACTAACATGATTAGCATTGCAAAGAAATCAGACGATGATATCCAGAGTGTGTTGGGTTTTGACGTGAACGTGACGTTGGAGCATCACACTAAGCGCGGATGGGTGTTAAGGATTGAGAGCGAGGATGAAGATTTGGAATTGATTCTTCGCGGTAACGTGATGCTGTATCGCCACGCGATTGCCAAAGAAAAGACGCGCTGCTAATGCTCGTTGATTTGGGCGGTGTTATTGTTGATGCAGAATCGCAGCTACGCGAGTTGGATCGCGTGGAGTGCGAAGATAGTTTGTATTTGTTTTTGAAGTATGGTTGGAGGCAGATTGATCCCTCGCCATGGAAGGATGGATGGCCGATTGAAGCGGTGGCCGAGCACTTGCAGGCTGTTGTAGATGGCGAGATTCGCAGGTTGATTATCAACATCCCGCCACGTATGGGAAAGAGTTCGATTACGTCTGTGGCGCTTCCTGCTTGGACATGGGCTCAGCCTTTTAGTTCCCCTACATCAGGGCCCAATGTTCAGTTCCTACATGCTTCTTATGCGAACCAGTTGACGCTCAGAGATTCGGTGAAGTGCAGAAGATTGATTGAGAGTGCTTGGTATCAAGGATTGTGGGGCGAGCGCTTTAAGTTGAATTCGGATCAGAATACGAAGTCGCGCTTTTCCAATGATAAGGGCGGCGAACGTTTGATCACCTCGATTGGTGCAGCCGTGACCGGTGAAGGTGGATCAATCATTGTGGTGGATGACCCCAACGCTGCGAACGAGGCTTTTTCTGAAGCCAATATTCAGGCGACGATTGATTGGTGGGATGGGACCATGTCGACTCGTCTCAATGATCCAAAGACGGGCGCCTATATTATTATTCAGCAGCGCCTTGCCGAAGATGATTTGACGGGCCACATTTTGTCAAAAGACGTGGGCGAGTGGACGCACTTGTGTTTGCCCATGCGTTATGAGCCTGAGCGATCCTTTGTGACCTCGATTGGTTGGAAAGATCCGCGAACCGAGCCCAATGAATTGTTGTGGCCCGAGCGATTCGGAGAGGATCAGGTTAAAACGCTCGAGAAAGTCTTGGGGCCCTTCAGCGCTGCAGGGCAGTTGCAACAGCGACCGGAGCCTGCAGGGGGCGGTGTCATCAAGCGCGAGTGGTGGCAGTTGTGGGAGCCTGAAGCTTTTCCGCCCATGGATTTTATTTTGGCCTCTGTCGATACCGCCTACACCATGAAGACGATGAACGATGCGAGCGCCATGACCGTATGGGGTGTTTTTACCTCCGAAGCTGTTGCGCAGCCCCATCGAATCATTGATGAGAGCGGTCGACCCGTTTATGTGGATCGCATGTATAGCGAGTCCGCCCCAAAAGTCATGCTGATGCATGCATGGCAAGATCGATTGGAGTTGCATGACTTGGTGGAAAAGATTGCGCGCACGGCAAAAGCTTTGAAGATCGACAAGCTGATTATTGAAAACAAAGCAGCAGGCATCTCGGTCGCTCAGGAAATCAGGCGCCTGTATCAAAATGAGCAATTTGCCGTGCAGTTGGCGGACCCTAAGTCCCAAGACAAGCTCTCGAGACTCTATTCGGTCCAGCATCTTTTTGCGGAAGGGATCATCTACGCCCCTGATCGGACGTGGGCTGAGATGGTTATCACCCAAGTCGGGCAGTTCCCACGGGGCAAACACGATGACTTGGTGGATACGGTGTCGATGAGTCTTCGCCACCTGCGCGAGGTGGGATTATTGACTCGAGCCCCTGAGCGGCTTGAAGAGATTGAATCGATGAAAGTGTACCCGGGCAAACAAGACTCGCCCCTCTACCCCTGCTAAAAGGCAAAATATATGGATAATGCGGTTCGATGTTCGTGTACGGTGGACTGTATCGGGCGCCATGTCTGGCGCGTGAACGTCTGGGGCGAAGAACCCCACGCAGAAAAGCGCACGTATACAGTCGAAGCGAAAACTGATAATTTTGCGGCGCAAGAGGGTCTTCGGCGTTTTGTTGAGGAAATGTCTGCCCGCTAAGAGAGGCTACCCGTCATGCCATTAGTGCCCGACCTGACCCCAAATGTTTCGATTCAGGCCCCTGAAGGTCAGCCCATGCCTGACCCCACCGATATCATCATTGAGCAGGTCGAAGGGGTAGACGTCCCTGAAGTCGACCCGAGCGGGAACATTCTCAGCATCGAACACGATGATGGGGCCGTGACCCTTTCACTCGATGAAAATCCCCTCGGTAATATCTACGGGGAGCCCGAAGAGCGCGATTGGTACGACAACCTTGTCGATGAAATCGATCCGGCTGAACTCGGGCGCATTTCTGCCGACCTTTTGCGCGGGATCGATGACGATTTGCAGAGCCGCAAAGAGTGGGTCGAAGATCGAGCCCTCGGGATGCGCCTCTTGGGCCTCAAAGTGGAAGTGCCAAGCCTGCAGGGTGCTGCGGATGGCGCCCCCGTCGAGGGCATGAGCAAGGTCCGTCACCCGCTTTTGCTCGAGGCCGTCCTTCGCTTTCAGGCGAATGCTCGATCTGAATTGTTGCCGACCGATGGCCCCGTCAAAATTCGTAACGATGACAATCAGGCCACGCTCGAGAGCGACTTACTGGCCAACAATCTGCAGCGCGACCTCAACCACTACCTGACCGCCGTCGCGACAGAATACTACCCTGACACCGACCGCATGCTTTTCATGCTCGGCTTTGGGGGTACCGGCTTTAAGAAGGTTTACTTTTGCCCGCTTCGTAATCGACCGGTTTCAGAAACCGTTGATGCAGACGATTTGATCGTCAACAACTCGGCGACAGACTTGGCAAACGCCAAGCGCATCACGCATCGCATCTATATGCGACCCTCTGTTGTCAAAAGAATGCAGATTCTCGGGGTGTACAAAGATATCCCTCTCCATACGCCGAGCCAGCCCACCCTCGATTCGCTGCAGCGCGAGGAAAAGTCTCAGCAGGGCCTCTCGCCTGAGGCAGGTAGCCCAGAAGATCGAGATCGCGAGATTTATGAATGCTACTGCGAACTGGATATCAGGGGCTTTGAGCATACCCATAACGGCAAAATCACGGGCCTTGAGATCCCGTATCGGGTGACGATTGATGCCTCTTCCAAAGAAATTCTGAGTATCGTCAGAAATTACAAGGAAGATTGCCAAATTCTGCCTGAAGCGAAGAAAGTGTTCACGAAGTACACGTTCGTGCCCGGCGTGGGGTTCTACGACATAGGCCTCCTGCACATTCTCGGCAATACGACCAATGCCATCACGGCGGCTTGGCGCGAGTTGCTCGATGCGGGGATGTACTCGAACTTCCCGGGCTTCCTCATGGCGGACACCGGAGCCCGTCAAAATACGAATATCTTTAGGGTACCGCCGGGCGGGGGTGCGCTTGTCAAAACAGGCGGCATGCCCATCAGTCAGGCCATCATGCCGCTCCCCTATCAGCCGCCCTCACAGGCCCTGATGATGCTCGTCGACAACATGGCCCAGACCGGCCAAAGAATCGGCGGCACAAGCGAGCAACAAGTGGGCGAAGGGAAAATGGAAGCCCCCGTGGGAACGACGCTCGCCATGATCGAGCAGGCGACCAAGGTCATGAATGCCGTCCACAAGCGACTGCATGCTGCTCAGGCCGAAGAATTCAAGCTCCTTTGCGACGTTTTCCGCGAGCACCCCGACAGTTTTTGGCAGCGCGGTTGCCGATCCAATACGCAATGGGATGAGTACACCTTCAACACGGCCCTCGATAACTGCGAATTGGTCCCGCAGGCTGACCCCAATACCTCTTCGCAAGCGCAGCGCATGATGAAAGTCATGGCCCTCAAAGAGTTGGCAGCCGCTAATCCGACCATGTACGACCCGATTGCCATCGATACGGCAGCCCTTCAGGCCATGGGTTGGAGTAATCCGCAGCAATTCTTTGCCCCGCAGTCCGCTCAGCAGAAGCCACCGCCGGAAATGCAGAAGGCGATGGCCGAGATCCAGATCAAAAAGCAAGATGCGGACGCGAAGACCAAAGAAGCCGATGCGCGCATGCAAGAAGCGCAGGCCAAGGTCGCCGAGACACAGGCCAAAATCCAGCAAGGGGCTTTTATGCCCAAAGCTGCAGGGCTCGGGGCGGGCGCCCCCAACCCCGCAGAGGCCATGGAAATGCAGATGAAGCAGGCCGATATGCAGCTTAAACAGCAGGAAATGGCCGACCGAAGTCAACAGCACAAGATCGATGACCGCAATCGCGACCTCGACCGCCAAAGCCGCGAGAGAATCGCATTGCTTCAACTCGCTCGAGACGTCATGCTACATCCTGATGCCGCGCAAGCTGCGCAGCCAGAATTGGGCCCCATTGAGAGAAGTCTTGGCAACATCCAGCAGCAATGAAACCAAATTTCCAAGCCATGGAACGCGCCATGATGATCGCTCGGCAGATCGCCGAGCGTATTGATCCGGCATATAACGACGTTCCTTTGCCTCCCGTCTCGGGCGGCATCCCTCCTGAATATCAGCAGGGCGGCGTAGTAGACCCCAACACCATCAAAGAACTTGGAAAAAGCGTCATCTCGGCCATCAATAAGGGCCGAGCAGGGCTGGCTCAGGGCGGTATTCCCGATTTTGATGATTCAGAAAATTCTCCTCAAATCGGAATTAATGTTCGCTCGGATAAAAAAGCAGGCCTTCGTTATGCTGATGAAATTGTAGACGGCAACAAAACTTATGAAACTCGCGACACGGATTCTTTACGCCCATATATTGGCAAACGTGTAGCGATTGTACGTACGGGCGAAGGTCCGGCAAAAGCCATTGGTGAAGTCACCATTGGAAAGCCAATTATTGCTGATAAAGACACCTTTCATAGGATGCGAGACCAGCATTTAGTCCCGGCTGGAAGCGCATTTGATATTAAGCCTGACTCAACCAAACATCTGTATCCAATGCATGACCCCATTAGATACGATAACGAGCGTGACGTGAGCACTGGAATTGTTGCACGCAAAGTATTAAAGCGTGCTCAAGGCGGAGGGATGAGCGGCGATATGTATTTAACAGATCCAGAAAAAGCCATTCGCCGCGCTATGATGCTTAGCCGAGAGGGGATGGCTATGGGAGGCGAGCCGCCTGTGCCGCCCGCCGTATTGCCCGAAGAGCGTAGCTTGTCTTCTTTGCGCAAGCCTCCTGAAAGCTCGGCTGCAGCTTCTTTGCGTCTTGCGAGAGAAATGAAACCCGAGGGCCCTATGGTTCGCGGGCAAGAAGTGCCGGAAGCTGCTGTTTCATCGCCCGTTGCGCCAGACACGCAAGCCACTCCAATCCCTAAATTTGATCCCTCTAAGTACGCCTCTCGCTTCTTTACGACTGAGCGCGCCGCTGAAAGTATTCAAGATCCTTCTCTTGCTGACCCAATCGTCAATCCTTTATCGGCTCGAGGACAGGGTGCTCAACACGTCGAAACAATGACCAAAAGAGGCGAGGCCATTCAGCCTCTCCTTCCGCACCCCTCGCCCGAAGAAATGCAATCGGCGCTGGCCGATACGCGAGTGGGGGCTGATATCGTTGCTGATCGCCTCAATAAAATCGTCCCTGAGCGTGATCGTGTTGCGGGCGGCGTCTACGTGCCCGGCGCGCCCAACGGGGGGCGCTGGTCCGATTTGGGCGAAGAGTTTTTGAACAAGCCGGGCAAAGGGTTCAACCTTTCCGAGCAAGACATCGATCAAATGTGGCAAGACGCCGTCGCTCAAAGCTCTCAGGCGGCAAAGAATGCTGTCGCTCAGCATGACGTAAAGCCGACTTTTCGTTCTAAAAATTGGCACGAAGCCATGAAGCTGCCCCTCAAAGACCATCTTTGGTATGAGTTGAGCGGCGAAAAGTTCTCCGAAAACCTGCCGGACTTGTCTGGCAAAGAGCATATGCACTTGATGGATTTGGTGGGAGCAACCTCTGCTCGAGCCGATCCGTACGATAACTTGCTCCGATCCATGGCAGCCCTTTCGCAAAGCATGCGCGGCGTTCCGGTCGATATCGACTTGACGCAGCCCTCAACGGTGCGCGCTGCTCTGGCTCGAAAGGGGGCGGAAAGCTCCGCATTGCCGGGCAATAAAACGGGGCACTTTTCCGATACCCTCGCTTTGACGGGCGGCATCCCCACTCGATTCCCCATCTCGGTCAATGACGTTTGGGTGGGCGACATGTTTGGCATCAATGACCAAGTCATGTCCCAAAACCAGTCTTTGCACGAGCCCATGGCCATCTACTTCAATAAAATGCGCGACCTCTATAACGAGCGCATGGACCCTGAATTCACGTATCAAAGCTGGAACTTCCAAGCGCCCGGCTGGGTGAAACTCAGACAAGAAAAGGCGGGGGCCGAAACCGGCGACGCCTATCACCAAGTCTGGGACAAGATGATTGACCGGCTGAAGGCGGCGGATATACCGGGCATTTCAGGCAGTCAAATTACGCGAGATGCCTTGATGCATCCTGATTTTGCGGATGCCCTGCGCCCAACAGCGCGCCCTGTCCGAGAGGCCAAAAAAGCGACTGTTGAATTTGGCACGACTCAGACCGATATCGGCTCTCGAGCAAAAGAATTGTATGATCGGGCCGTCGCCGAAAATGACCCCATTTCTCAGCAGGAATATTTGAAGTCTTTGACAACGGCCATGTATTCCTCTGCTCGAGGAAAAGGCCATGCATGGGAAAGGCTCAAAAAAGCTATCACGGGTGACCTGACGCAAGCTTCCGATATCACCCGTATCGAGTCTCCCGTCTCCACGTCGCCCCTTGATATCGGCGGCACATTTGAGGCAGCCCTTTCTCCCAATATTCGTGTCCCTTTAAAGGGCATGAACGATGAGCAAATTGGCTTTTTCAATGCCGTAGCAGGCAAACATCTTCGTCAGGACGCCATGGCGGCCTCGACTTTCATGCCAACTGATCCGGCACAAGAGCCAAGGGAAGATCACATTCGCGGCTTTTCTGCTTTCATTCCGACAACAGAGCAAATGTCGCCCTCCGATATTCGCGAATTTGCGAAAGAGCTACACAAAGAAGGGCATGACCTGTCTTATGCGCGTTATCCAAACGGTTACAAATTTGATGTTATTCCAAAATTTACTGATGAAGGAGCAGAAGGTATTTCTCATGAAAAACTGGCAGATGCATACGATAAGTCTTTGAAATCAAAATATGGTGAGCCCAAATTGATGGCTCACGATTTTTCGTCTGTTTACAATCCGGCAGAGGAATACGATTCTCTCCGGCAGCAACTTGTTGAGAGGATTGAAAATGAGTTCGTCGAACAAGCGATCAGCGCGGGCGCCGATGAAAATCAAGCACGGGCAGCACTCGCCCAACCACAGGTACCCGATTATCTCTCTAGCAGAGGCCGCAAAGCTTGGGATACCTACCGAAGGCGACTTGATCATCTCGCCTCATCCGAGAAAGGCTTCCAAGAAATCGCGCAAAGGGTAAATGACGCCCATGCAGGCTTTATTGACCGCGCTCAAAAACGATTTGAACGGGCAGAAAAAGCTCGCGGCAAAAAGACAAAACAACCTGAACCTACCGCAGGCATGGCCTCTGGTGGTATCGTTGACCGCGCCTTGAGAGTGGCAGCGAAAGCTCGGAGACAATAATGGCAGGCATGTTTGTTCCTCCCAATATGCAGGAATACTACGGCATCGATGCATATGGGCAGCCTAATACGGGCGCAACGACGCAGCCCGCTACCCCAAATCCGCCGCAAGCAACGGGAAAAGGGCCGACCGCAACGGGCAAAGGATCTTTGGGCGGGGCCGCCAGTATGCCTGCAGGGGGGTATGCGCAAGGCAGGCGCGGCGATCCGGGCTTTTTCCAACGAGACCCCATGGCTTCTCGAGGCGTCCAGTCCATGGGATTGGCGCAGCCTTTTTACATGGCAAATGTTGCTGATCTGGCCCGCCCTCAAATGGCAGGCCAAGCTTCTTACATGCGACAAATGGCAGGTCTTGGGTATGACCCTATGGCACAAGCGCCGACCGTCTCGCCCATGCCGCCCGCACAATTTCCCTCGATGCCTCCCCCAGCGACTTTTGGGGGCCAACAACCGCAAGCGCCTGTTGCTTCTGGAAAAGGGCCTGCTATGGGAGGCGGTCCTGCTACTGGAAAAATGCCCAATGCAGGCAGCGCGGCTCCTGTTGCGGGAGGCAAAATGCCTTCCACAAATACGGGATATTTGCCGCCTCAAACTCCCGAAACAGAAACAATGCGGCCAGCCGTTGAACCGCCTATGGCAGGCGATATTTCGTTTCCTGAACCAACGGGAACCATGACGGGGAGCGACGGAGGTGCTTCGGCAGCGCAGCCTGAGGGGAATGCGGCACCAAAACAGGCTGGTGGCAGCATGTACGGTTTTGATACCGCAGATGTTCGTGGCGCCCAAGATGAGATGATTCGGCGCGCAATTGACGCTGCGGTGCAAGTAGGTCCAAAATCCTGACACCGGGACGCCGGTCGCACTCCATGGAGAACCAAAATGTCTAAGCTTGCAAAGTCGGCCCGCAAGGCGATGAAAGAAAAAGCCGCCCGGCTCGCCGAAACTGATCCGAAGCAAAAAGTTGATGCGTCAGGATATTCGCCCCCTGATGCGCTCAATGCGGACGTAAAGACGGGCGCTCGCCCGATTCAGCCGCGCCTTTACAAGCGTGGCGGAAAGCTGGTCCGCATGAGCGGCGGCAAATGCGCTCCGCGAGCAGATCGCAAAAAGCGCAAGAACGGCGGTAACGCACTTGCGACCCCAGACAATATCATCAACCGAAACGTTCGTGAGGCGAATGAAGAGCGCGAGGGCAAGAAGCATCGCGGCGCATTCAAGCGCGGCGGGTATGTTCGAGGCGGCGCACCATCTGATGAATCGCATGTTCCTCGCGAATTATTTGCCTTTGAAGGCGGAAAAAATGTTCTTGATCGTTTGAAAAGAGGCGGGGCTACTAAACATGCAGACAAAAAAGCCGACGCAGCGCAAATCAAAGAAGCGTTGCACAAGCACGAAAAGCAAAAACACCCGGGCAGCAAGCTCACAAAACTCGCAAAAGGCGGCTCCACGAGCCTCGACGGCTCGTACCAAGGAACCCGCCCCAAAGGCGGTCGGATTGCGCGCAAAAGTGGTGGCCGCGCTGGCAAAGGCAAAGTCAACGTCAATATCATTATTGACAAGGGCGGTAGCCAAGGTGCGGGACTTGTTCCGCCGATGGGTGGCCTTCCTCCGCCAATGATGCCGCCTGTGGGTGGTCCGCCGGGCTTACCGCCGGGCATGATGCCGCCCGGTGGGCCGCCGGGTTTGCCGCCCGGCATGCCTCCAATGCCTCGCAAGAGCGGCGGTCGCGCCATGCGCAAAGAAGGCGGACGCCTGCAAGGTGTCGACAAGCCGGGCAAGGTGGGGCGCCGGTCCTATCGCTCGACAGACGATATGGATGCAGGCTCTTTAAGCGGTCTTGGCCGACTGGAGAAAGCCAAAATCTACGGAAAACAGAAATGATGTAGACACGACGGGCGGTTGGCAGATACGCTAACCGCCCGTTTTTTATCTGGAATGGTTATGTTTACGTACAATGATTTATTTGAAAGTGAATTGAAGAAATTGATACAGGAAGAAATTGACAGAGTCACTGAAAACCTTCAGAGCGGCTTATCAATCACTGATCATGTCGAATACAAGCGTCAAGTTGGGAAGATTTCTGGCTTGAGGTTTGCTATGGAACTCTGCGAAGAAGCGCAGAAAAATATTATTCAGCGATAATGGAGAGAATATGTCTTACGCAATGCAACATGATGTCGATCCCAAAGATGATTTGCTAAAAAAACTTGGCAACGTCAAAGACATTGAGATTTTTCACAACCAATTACTCTGCGCCGTGTACATTCGGCCAGAAAAAACAAAGTCTGGCATCGTTTTGCCGGGCCAGCATCGAGATGAAGACCGCTTTCAGGGCAAGGTTGGCCTAGTTATCAAGAAGGGGCCTGATGCTTTTGTTGATGCAAACGACCATTGGTTCAAAGATTTAAGCGTTAACGTGCATGATTGGGTTGTTTTTAGACCTTCAGACGGCTGGAGCGTCACAATTAACAACGTTTTGTGCAGAATTTTAGACGATGTTAACGTTCGCGGGCGTGTTCAACACCCTGATCAAGTCTGGTAAGGAGAATCGCAATGGCAAATGAATCCGATCAAATCGAAATTGAGCTTGATGATGCTGATAAAAAAGCCAAAACAACTGAAAAAGATGACATCAAGGTAGAAAAAGCAGAAGAAGCGCCTGAAAAAGACGAGATTGCTGCTGCTGATGGCGTTGAAGAGCTAAAAAAACGTCTCGAAGAAGAGCGCCAACTGCGTGTAGAGGCTGAAAAGCGTGCTCGAGAGTATGCAGAGCGCGAAACTTCGGCTCGAAACGAAGTGCAAGACAGCAATTTGACGTTAGTAACTAACGCCATTGAGACTGTTAAGCAAAATAATTCGATTTTGAAGGCTAATTACAAAGAAGCCATGTCAATTGGCGACTTTGACAAGGCCGCAGAGATCCAAGAGGCGCTTTCGTCTAATTCTGCGAAGCTTTTGCAGCTTGAACAGGGCAAACAAGCTCTCGAGAACATGCCAAAGCATCAATCGCAGATGCCATCTGACCCTGTAGAGGCTTTAGCGTCCCAACTTTCGCCGAGATCGGCTGATTGGATTCGCCGAAACCCTCAATGCGCGACAGATCAGCGCCTTTTCCAGAAAATGCTGGCTGCTCACAACCTCGCTATGGCTGATGGGATCGTTCCTGATAGCGACGAATACTTTGAGTTCGTTGAATCAACTATCAACATCAAACAGGCTGCTCCGCGCAAGGTTGAACAGGTCGCCGATGAGGACCCTACGGCGGCTGCGGCAAAACCTACTCAGCGGCGCACGTCGCCGCCCGCAGCGCCTGTCACCAGAGGAGGAGAGCGATCAAATGTCGTCCGTTTGACCGCCCAAGAAAGAGAAATGGCCCAGATGATGGGTATGACTGATAAAGAATATGCCACTCACAAACTTGCTCTTCAAAAAGAAGGCAAATTGAATTAATAGGAGTTTTGATTATGAATGATCAAATCAAAAGGGTTCGCCCAAAGATGAGCAAGCTTCGTGAAGCCTCTCAAAAGATAAAGGAAGAAGCTGCAGCAGCGGCGGAAGCGGAACAAGAGCAAGCTGTTTTAGAGGCAGAAGATGCTGGTCTAAGCCGAGCGGAAATGAGGCCCGTCATGAGAGAAGAAGATCCACGCACTCGAGCGGCTCGCCGTGCGGAAGAGATCCGCAATCATTTGGGCGGCATGGATGATGGCACCGATGAATTCTTCATTGACCCTCGGGATATCCCGCCCGGTTGGTCTTACGAGTGGAAGCGCAAAACTGTGCTCGGTCAAGAAGATCCGGCCTACATGGTCAGCCTAGCCCGCAAAGGCTGGGAGCCGGTACCGGCCTCACGCCATCCGCATATGATGCCGGAGGGGTGGGTCTCAACCGCTACCATCGAGCGCAAGGGATTAATCTTGATGGAGCGCCCTCTTGAGCTTACTGAAGAGCAGCGGGAGATTGATCGAAGGGCCGCGATTAATCAGGTCCGGCAAAAAGAGCAGCAGCTTGCCGCCGCTCCGGCAGGCACCTTTGAGCGGAATAACAAAGACTCTTCCTTGGTCAAAGTCAAAAAGTCCTACGAAGCCATTCCCATCCCAAAAGACTGATTTTAGACAGGCGCCGAAAGGCGCCTTTTTTTTACTTGGTTGACATTTCCAAAAGGTTGGCGGTATTGTTCCGCCCAATGCCTCCCCCGGCGTGGAGGTTTTTGTAAAAACCCGGCCTAGTCGCCCCGGCGTGCGATGATGGCTTCTCGAAAGGAGAACCCGTCATGGCGAATGTTTTTGCGCCTTTCGGATTTCGGCAGTACTCAGGTACCGGCTCTGCTCCGACTTATGAGCAGGTCGCGACCTTCTGCGAATACAATACCGCTGCCATGTACTTCGGTGATCCGGTTTATCGCGACGCGACGAGCGGCGGCGTTAAGCCCGATACTCCGGGG